ATCCGGTACCTCGAGCAGCGTCTTTATATGACGGCGGCTTACATATACACACTAACGTATATGTAAACGTGTGGGTGTTACCCACTCTTTTTCCCTTTAAAATCTATTCAAACAATCAAACCGCAGGTTGTGTAGTTTCGCGATCGTGGTCCTGTTAAGGATACTGATTGAGTGCTCTTTTCAGCGAAGAGTCTTCGGTTCCCTGCATCCCGTGGACCAGGTTTCTTCTGTTCGCCACCCGAAATAAGCCGGTGGTAGCCATTGTCTGATTATGAGCCTTAGGATTTTAAAATGTGGGAGCCGTGTACTCTGACTTGGATGTGACCATTGTAGTAATCGTCTGATTCAAGTACTTTGCGAGCAAATTGTTCTCTTGCCTCTACGTATGAGCATTCTGCCTTAGATTTGCAGTAAAATAAGATTTCCCTGGTGAAGTTGTCTGTGCCTAACAATTCAATGTCTTTACTAAGAGCTGGGCTAGAGCCATAATACTCACGCCAATCTGAGTCAATTTTGCCTCGGATTTTCTTCTTTTTCTTAGTGCCGTTTTTTAACTTGACAACTTTATAGGTTGTCTTGCTGAATTTGGCTAACTTCTTGCCTATGTATTTTCGACCAGTTTGGATATTAGTGATGAGATAAACGAAGCCAACGCAATCTTCTGGTAGTTCTTCGATAATTTCATTTTGATAAGTCCACGACATCCACTAGTTAGTCTGATCGTCCGCCTTGCCTGTGCCTTTTTGGTTTTTCTTTCTTTCAAACTTCCAGTCCATAATGTGCTTGCGGCGTTTCACACACAAACGCTTAATTTCGTTTAAGATCGTTCGCGTGTCCATGCCTGCCCGCCTGGTGCCTTTATTAACCCAGTCTTGATTTGCCTTAAAATATGCTCTGAAAAGTTGCATGAGTTGTTCATGCATCTCTTCATCTTTTCGCATCACCACCTTTGATAGCCTCTAATAACTGTTTGTGCTCGTAGCTCTTAATGAACTCGTCTTCACCTTCAAACTTTTCACACTGAGCTAATGCCTGTTCAGCTGCCCATTTTACACGATACAAATCCTGTTTGCAAAGCCATTGAGCATGTTGGTTGTAATCATGTCTACGAGTTGCATCGCGAATGCGTCTGCATAACTCGTAAACTTGCCCAATAGTCCATTCTTTAAGCATTTTCTTTATCGTCAGTGATTTCTAAATCAGTTGCGTATGATGTAAATCCGTTTTCCTTAATAACCTTAAGGACATTGTTTACACGACCAACTAACTCGTCTTTGTGTGAAATTAAGAATACATTCTTCTTACGTTCACGACTGATTTTCTTCAATGTAGCTAACGCACCTTCAACACCGCTTGCATCAAGGCCGTTGTCAATTAATTCGTCAACGAATAGCAAACTCACTTGTTGATACAAACTTTCCCATACATCACGGAATGCTAAACTCAAGCTCAAAATTAAGCGAGTGCGTTCACCACGTGATAAGTTGTCAAAGTCTAAATCTTGCCCGAGCTGTGTGATCTCGACACTTAAATCGTTTAGGAATGTAACAGTGTGTGGCAATCCTAACTTGTCTAGATAGTATGTTAATCTATTATTCAAGTAGGCCAAGTTTTGATCGATAATCTTTTTACGGATAAAACTGTCTTTGCTTGTTAGCAATTTAAGTAGGAATTCTTGGTGTTCTTTGTAAGTCGTTAGCTCGTTTACAGCAGTCCAATCAAGTTCCTGCATTGCAGTATTGCGTAAATCATCAATTTGTTCTTGATACGGATCAACCTCTACTGCACGGTTTTCCAATTGCTTTTCTAGCGATTTTACGTTGTTTTGGTGTTTAAATGCTTCTTCTACAGTATCATAATATGTGTTAGGACGCTGTAAAATCTCCCCGATTTCGTCGATTTCTTTAAGAACTTTGTTGTAATCGTTGAGTAACTTAGTAGCATAACGCTGTGATTCTTCTAGGTTTTCACGTGCTTTTGCAGTCATTTCTTCATGCTTGTGATCATGAAGTGCTTGCTCACATGCGTGACATTGCTTGTTTCCAAGCAATTCCAACTCAGCCAAATACTTCTTTTGTGTGCGATCTGCTTGTGAAATCGCACTATCTAGTGTTGCTTTTTCCTTGTTTAAGCTAACAGACTGTGCTTTTCTACTGTCATATTCTTTAAGTTCAGCATGTAATGCTATCTCTTTTTCAATATCAACACCTTCCAATTCAACAATTGCAAGCGCAATTTTCTCAAGATCTGCTGATCGTTGTGTATTCCAAGCATTTTGTCTTACAATTAATGCATCGATACTTTGTTGGATTTTGTCATTGGAACGCTTCGTAGCCTCGATATTAGCTGATTCTTGTGTAATAGCGTCCTTGGTACTCTTAATGAGTTCCTTTAGCGTGTCGGCTTTGTCTGATAGCTGGGTGACGCCTAAAAGTTGTTCGATGATAATGCGCTGATCACCAGTTCGCATACTTAGGAACGGTTCTGTATAAGTGTTCAATGCAATAATATGCTTGAACATGTCGTGCGACATGCCCAACAGTTCATCAATGTCCTTTTGAGTTTCGCGACTATCGCCCTGTGCTTCATCTGTTTCTTCTTCTTGCTCAATATCGTTTACATAAAACTTAATTATTGACGGCTTGCGCCCACGTTCAATACGATATTGAGTGCCATCTTTTTCAAAAGACAAAGTAACAAGCATATTCTTGTTATTGATTTTGTTAATCAAATTGTCTTTCTTAATATTAGTAAGTGCGTTGCCAAACAGTGCAAAACTCAATGCGTTGACAATCGTAGTTTTACCAGTACCGTTACGTGATCCGGAATCATCGCCACCTTGATCCAAGTTTTCACCTAGTACGAGTGTCAAATGTTCTTTACAGAAGTCAACTGCTTGAGTTTGGTTGCCCACACTCATGAAGTTTTTAACGGTTAGTTCTTTAATTTTAATCATAGACTGTTATAAATTTCCAGCAGTGTATTTTTGTCGTACGCATCTGAGTCAATGCTTACAATTTGGCTTGATACGATTTGATCAACTGACTCAAATGCTTGCACGTCAACATCTGTGTTAATCTCAACGTCTTTACGTTCAGTAATCAATGTTAGTTCTCTAATGTCGTAATTTGCCATGAAGTTTTCTTTAATAAAACTTGCTTCTTCGTAAGTAATATCAATGTCCAACGTTACACGTAGGTGCTGTTTGGGTTTGATAATGTTATCAGCGTCATCAATTAGCTGACTTAGTTTAACAGTTCTAAATGTAGGCTGGTCTGGCCATGCAAAATATTCTGGCTCGCCGCCCCACTCTAAAATCATCATGCCGCGTTCATCATCCCACGCATCTGCATAGTTGTGTGGGAAAGCGTTGCCAATATAGTGCATATTGCCTTTGCTTTGTCGCTTGTGGAAATGACCACTAAACCCTAACTTATAGTTTTCAAATGCATCAAGTTGGATCTCGCCGTGATCTGGCATTTGCACCATTGCGTTCATGTAAAAATGTGGAAGTTCAAAATGTCCAAAAATGTAGTCTGCTTTCTTCTTCCCAATTTGTTTCCATTCATCACCAACAAGCCAGGGGCAGAGTGTTACTCCCCCTTCCGTAATCGGATGATGAACAACGGTAATACCAGGAATATACTTACCAAATTCAACGCTGTGTATGTCGCGTTTGTCCTTGTAATACAAATCATGATTGCCAGGAAAAAAATAAAATTTATCGAACGCCTGACCGAGCTTTTCCAAGGCCCTAAGGCTGTAGTCCATAGTAGTGATGTTAAGACTATTACGATTATGGTGCCAATCACCGAGAAAAATTCCTGTGTCACAACCTTCTTCCTTTGCTTTTGCAATGTACCAATCAACAAAGTCTAAGCAGTCTTGATTGTGTGTATTACTGTTGGATTTTAATCCGAAATGGATGTCTGTAAAACATGCTACTTTTTTAAACAAATTTGTCATTCACTGTCTCCAGCCCTTCTCATTGCGGCTTCATGCTCGCCTGCACCAGTACGTGAGTATGACGGGTTCATTCCGTTCATTTCAAGAATGTCGTCACGGATATTTTGGTTACGCTTTTCAATGTTGATGATACGCACGAATGAATTTGTAACAGCAGCAGTAAAATAAGCAAAAGGATTGTCGCTCTTTGATTCATCGAATTGTAATCCAATTTGTGTTAGCTGTAAAATGGCTTGACCGCGCATTTCGTCGTTGTAAGTGTAGCCGCGCACGTTACCGCGTGTGGCATAACGCTCACACAGTTTAATCATCATTCGTGCCAATGTGTTAGTGATTTGACCAGCATCTTTATCGAACTGGCCTTTTTCCAAATCGCCCTTCCAATGTGATTTCCCAACACACTCAATAATGTCTTGGTCGTTGAATTTCCAGTGCTGAAATGGTGGGAAATTTACTTTATCACGATGGTCGGCAGCACTCTTTGGGTTCTTTTTACGTGTGCTGTTTAATGGGATATGATCGTAAGTCATGATTCTGAAAACAAGCTCTTCTTTTGAGATTTTCTTGTAATCTACTTCGCAATCTGCTTGTTTAACTTTCTCACCCGCAGCTTTACGTCTAGCGTATTCAGCATCGCCTAGTCGTTTTGCTCGATTTCGTTTAGCTTCTGCGATTGTTCTAATGTTTATTTTGTCTAAACTTGGGAGAATTATGTCATATTGATGATATTCGGGCTTTGTAAAGCTGCAATATGAACTCTTTGACTTGTGAATCTCCGCTAACATGTCCTTGTTGTTTAAGTAATTAACTTTTACGTTCATTATCCGTTCCTATAGTTCTAGTATTATAAAGTATACACTTTATTCTGTCAAATAAATAATATACCGAAAGAGGATATTATTATGGCAATCGTTGGGCAAAGCGTTATTTCGAATCTATCAGCTTCACAAAACATGATTGGAGCAGGCGCATCAGCGGTTAACATTGCTGGTAACTTGGGTGCAGCTCTTAAAGAGGGGTACTCAGCTGATGGTGTAATGGGTGCTATTCGTAGTATTGATTTACCAGCAGCTGGTGAAGCCGTTGGTGATATTGTCAGTGCAGTTGCCTCTTTTGGCGGGGATGCAAATGCTAATGATTGGCGTGTTAGACTAAGCCTCCCAACTTGGCCTGCATTTAGAAAAAGCCCAGTTTTATCGCCATTGAAAGATGCTGGTGGTTTAATTTTCCCTTACACTCCTCAAATCGCAGTGACCAGTAGCGCAAAGTACAATCCAATTGATACTGTTCACAGTAACTACAATTTTTATGCATTTAAGAATAGCGATCCTGGCCAAATAACGATCACTGCCCCAATGAACGTTGAAGATTCAGCACAAGGTTTATACTGGATTGCCGCAGTGCATTATTTAAGAAGTCTCACAAAGATGTTTGCCGGTCTTGATCCAAAGGCTGGTAATCCACCACCAGTTGTTAAATTAAATGGGTATGGTAACTATATGTTTAAGAACATTCCAGTAGTAGTAACGAGTTTTGCTACTACACTTGAATCTACATGTGATTACATTAGCGTCCCAGTTGTTGGTAGCGCAGCAGGTGAGATTCAAGGATTGGCTGATTCAGTTGGTGGATTGGCAGATACCGCTGGTGGTTTGGCTAGCTCATTCGGTATCGATTCATCAGCAGTATCTGGTGCATTAAGTACTGTTAGTAGTATTGCTGGCGGAGTTGGGCAGGTAGCAGCATTGGCTGGGTCATTAGGCCTTGGTGGTACTACTAGTGGCGGTATCACACACGTTCCAACAAAGAGTACATTCACTGTTACATTACAACCAATGTATAGTAGAAATAGTGCTAAGAAATTTAGTTTGGACCGTTTTGTTGGCGGTGGCTATTTAAACAACTCATTCGGATATCTATAAAATGGCAATATATTCAAATACAAGTCCTTGGTACAATACTGCTATCAACAATAATCATTTAGATATTTTGTCCATCAGACCAGTAAGTGCTGAGGCTGATGACTATCTATACACCATACAGCCGCAATATGCTTACCGTCCTGACTTGCTAGCGTTTGATTTGTACGGAACATCTGCTCTGTGGTGGGTATTCACGCAACGCAACTTGGATGTGCTTCAAGATCCAATTTTGGATTTTGTTCCAGGCACTCAGATCTATATCTGTAAAAACAGCAGTCTTACAACTGCATTAGGAATATAATGGCTGACGAAGGCGCAACAACATCATCTGGATCATCTTTTGGTCTTGACTTTTCAGGACCAGCGTCTGCTTTATCAGCAGTCAAGGATGGGGTAACTGGTGCCTTGAGTGCAGTGGGATCATTTCTCAGCAAAGCTAACGCACCAAAGTTGCCATTGCCAAATCCATTACTTGATTACGCATCATATGATTATGTTTTGGGTATAGCCTGTTTGTCAGATTACCAATTAGCGTATCCTGACAAAACATATATGAAGAATGTAAGGTTGCCCCTTATTTGTAAAAGTGCAAACGCAGATCCTAGTAACAGAATTAAAACAGCATTTGGTAGTTTTGACTTCTTTATTGATAAGTTAGAAATTAACAGCACTATTGGATTAGAAAGTGGCAGTAACACTAATATGCTAAACATGAGCTTTGAGATTACAGAGCCGTATAGTATGGGAATGTTTATGATCTCGCTGCAACAGGCAGCATGGAACGCAGGGCATGACAATTATTTAGATGCACCATTTCTGTTAACTATTGATTTTAGGGGATCTAAAGAAACTGGTAACATGGCTAATATTCCTGGTACTAGTAGAAAAATTCCTTTTAAATTCCTTACTTGTGAAATGACTGTGACTGAAAAGGGCGCAGTATACAAGTGCGATTGTATTCCAACAAATTCCCCTGCTCTTGGTAAAGAACATGCTGAGTTAAAAACAGACGTGTCAATAAAAGGAAAAACAGTGCAGGAAGTTTTACAAACTGGCGAAAAAAGTTTACAGGCTGTACTTAACAAAAGATTACAAAGTCTTAAAAAGAAAGAAATTGTTGATTACCCAGATGAGATTTTAATTTTATTCCCAAATAAAGTAGAAACTGCACCAGACCCAAAAGCGCAAGGCGGTAAAGATGCAGCAAAACCACCAAGTGCAACTACGTCAGCAGCCACTGATGCAACTGCTGAACAAATAGCTGCCGATTTAAATGTAACAAAGAGTAAAACTAACAGCACCTTGGTCCAAGATGCAGCATTATGTAACGCACTTGGTAAAGCAAACGTAATTGGTGCTGGTGAAACACGCAAGGGGGATGCACCATTTGGTAAAGATAATGCAGTGTATGATCCTGCATTAAAAACTATGGTCCGTGGGAATAACATTGTTGATCCTAAAACTGGTGATTATAGATTTTCCCAAAGCACTGATATTATCAATGCTATCAACCAAGTGTTAATGACTAGTGATTATGTTAAGACAGCATTGCGTGAGTCAAATGTTTCACCGGAGGGATATAGACAGTGGTGGCGAATTAATACTAAGATATATCATATTTCAACAAAGGCTAACAATAAGTCTACTGGTAAGAAACCAAAACTTATTGTTTACGAAGTGGTACCATATCAAGTACACGCTAGTAAATTAACACCACCAAATACTAAAGCACCTGGTTTTGAAGAACTGAAAAAGAACGCAGTAAAAGTATACAACTACATTTACACAGGTAAAAACGCCGATATTATATCTTTTAATATTGTTTTTAAAGTTGGGTTTACTGCGGTTATGGGGTCAGCAGCGTTGTCTGAAACACAGGACGTTAAGCGTACTGCAAAGGCGAGTGGGTCTGATCAAGGTGCTCAAGATAAGAATAAACCAATGCCAAAGGGTAACGAACCGTCCAAGGATCCTGGTTCTACTCCAACTAGTGTAAAGTATGTTGCAAATTATGTTGGTACTGATAATAAAGGTGGTGGCGGTTTGGAAACTAGCGAATCACGTGCTGCTAGATTATTTCATAATGCGTTAACATCTGGTTCTGACTTGGTTAACTTGGAATTGAAAATTATTGGCGACCCGTACTATATTGCACAGAGTGGTCAAGGAAATTACTCTTCAAAGCCATTAACAAATAACTTAAATGCTGATGGTTCTGTTAATTATGAAGGTGGTGAAGTTGATATTGTTATTAACTTTAGAACACCGATTGATATTAACCAAACAACTGGGCTATATGATTTTGGTAAATCATCAAAGTCGGCGAGTGTAGTTCAATTTAGCGGAGTTTATCAAATCATCACAGTGGCTAGCCATTTTGTTGGTGGACAATTTACACAAACATTGACTGGACCAAGAAGGGCCAACCAAGAAATTAAAGGTCCAGCAGACAAAGACAAGATGTTTAACTCGACCAAACAAGAAGTACCAAATAATGGTGATGGTGAGGGGTAATAAGAATGGCAATGAATGAAGATGTAAGTCCTATAGACCAGCCGGATTCCAAACCGGGTCCGTATTTGGCTACGGTTGTAAGCCATCTTGACCCAACTTATATGGGTGGGCTCGAGGTTGAGATTTTGCGCCCTTCTGGATCTACACAATCTGAAGGTCAGTTGCATCAAGTAAAATACATGAGTCCGTTTTATGGTGTAACACCTATTTCAACTAATGAGTCTGCAAACGATTTTACAAATACACAGCAGAGTTATGGTATGTGGATGGTGCCCCCTGATGTTGGTTCAACAGTTATTATTATTTTTATTGATGGTGATCCAAAACGTGGATACTGGATCGGATGTGTTCAAGACGAGAACATGAATTTCATGGTTCCAGGGTATGCTGCAACAAAGCAAATTGTTGATGGTGATGGTAACCGTTACCCAGCAGGTGAATACAATAAAAACGTAAACAATTCCCCTGGTGATCCTGAACAGATTAAAAAACCAAAGCATCCGTTTGCAGAAGTATTAACAGCCCAAGGGCTTATTGGTGATGATATTCGTGGAATTACCTCTAGTAGCGCACGAAGAGAAGCACCAAGTGCAGTATTTGGTGTAAGTACACCCGGTCCATTAGACAAGAGTACTGGAGCAAGACAGGGATCTGTTGGTAAGGCAGAACACAGAATTCCAAATGCGTATATGAGTAGACTTGGTGGCTCGTCGTTTGTTATGGATGATGGGGATGCCGCATTTTTGCGTAAAGGTCCTGCTAGTAGCAGCCCTCCTGAATACGCTGCGGTTGAGCAAGGAGAGTCAGGTGGCGATCCTAGTATTCCACATAATGAACTAGTGCGTATTAGAACACGAACTGGGCATCAAATCCTATTACATAACAGTGAAGATTTAATCTATATTGCAAATGCCAAAGGCACTGCTTGGATTGAACTAACAAGTAATGGCAAGATTGACATTTATGCTGCTGATAGCATTAGTATGCATACTGGAAAAGACTTTAACGTAACAGCTGATGGTGATATTAATTTAACATCTACTGGTGGTAATATTAATCTAAATGCAAATAGTGCATTTAAAGCAACGGCTGCAGGAAGTTACGAGATCAAAGCAGGCGCTGATGGAAAATTAACTGCTGGCGGCAGTACTAATATTCTCTCAGGTGGTAACCATGTTGAAACTGCGGCAGCAATTCATATGAACGGTCCTGGCGCATCTAGTGCTAGTTCTGCACCGGTTGCACCAAGAGTCCCAGATGTTGAGCCGTGGGCTGATCATGAGAATTTACACGGATCAGCTTTAAAATATACAACTACTACTGATACATTTATGAAAGATAAGGGAGCAACAAAATGAGCGATAACATATACGCAAGACCAAATATTCAACCTAAAAAGAGTTCGTTGGCTCCTGCACAGATGTACAGAGGTTTTAGTTCAGTAAACACAAACACTCAAAACTTTACATTGTATGATTTTGAATTGATCAAGCAAGATTTGCTGAATCATTTCTATGTACGCCAGGGCGAGCGCCTAATGCAACCAACTTTTGGTACTATTATTTGGGATTTGCTGTTTGAACCTTTGACGGACGATATTAAGGACTTGATTTTACAAAATGTAAACCAGATTGTAAACTTTGACCCAAGAGTTCAAGCGAGCAATGTGATTGTTACTGGCTACGATACTGGCATTGAAATACGTGTGACATTAACGTATTTGCCATATAATTTGTCAGAAAACTTGCGTTTACAGTTCGATCAAACAAACGGTTTATCTACGTAATAAAACACATACATAATTTTTCTAATAAATACACTTATTAGGATAAATTATGAGCTCAACTGCTAGACAGAATAACCTACTATTAACAG